CCGCCTCCCCCTGCAAAGAAGGAAACTACATTAAATCGTTTTTTAGATGCAGACTTTTTCAAATCTGCCAAAGTGTATCGTCTATATCTCATACTATTATTTAGCATTTCAATTTATTAACATATCTTCACAGTTTCCATCTACTTCTTTTTGAGTAAAAAATTCTTTTACATTATCTTCTACTTTGCGTGGTTCTCCGTGAATAGGACAATCATTACAAGTACATTCTGAAAAAGAATGTGGAGAATATTTTAAAATTTCTTCATCGAAAATCTCTAAAAATAAATCTTCATTTGAATAATTCTTCTTCAACCATGCATCAAGCTGACCATTAACATCTGATTTCATCGTTTTCTTTTTACCATCATAACCAGAACTATCTACATAGAAAACTTGAAATTGATTATTTGCTCTTACTAAATCTCGAACTGCTTCTGCAATCACCAATCTTTTATCTTTTTTAAGTTCTCCAATTGTTTTAGTAATTTGTCTTGGTGTAAGAGGATTTCCATCAAGATCAGTAAATGCGGTATATGACCTTACAGTTCTAGTTACACCTTGAGCGACACCTTCAAAATTTTTAGCAGTTTCATAATTTGGCATCATGTCGGTATGTTCACTCGTTCCCACATAAATCATACAACGAGGTTCATTCCAACCAGTCATTCTCTTCTTTTTCAAAATAAGACATTGAGAAATACCATCTACATCCAATAAATTTTCAACCTCATCCATTTCTCCAACATGGTAATGTGTTCCATCTGAATCCATCCAATAACACTCATCTTCAGACAATACAGTATGCTCGTGATGTTTCTTTCTGAGATATTCAGCAATATTTTCTTGTCTCTCATATCTTACATTAAAGGAATCATCTATATTACTTCCGCCAGGAACTAACATTATCCTTTTTCTATTATCTGTTCGTATTCCATACAGTTTCAGTTCTTCATCGTATTTTTTGGCAAACAGAGAATTCTTATGATTGATTTTTGTTATGTTGAGATAACCTTCATCGATCATAGAATAAAAATTATCTATCGACTTTACAATCATTCCAGCATAAAAAGATTCGTCTAATGTATCTTCCGATAAAGGGATTTCATCAAGTTCTACAACTTCCCAAATATCTTTTGGGCCCCCATAATCTACAGTCAAACTATATTCATTATTTTGCTCTTGATCTGCAAATAAAGTTGCACCCACCTTCTTTTTTGGTGCAATTCCCTCCATATGATATTTTGGTGTTCCATCTAATCCAATTACATTAAAAAACTTTGTATCTGGTATAACAGAATTATAAAAGTCTATTATTGCAGGCATAAAAGAAATTTGAGTTTGAAAACTACTTTGTTTTGAAGAATATTTAGAAATTTCTTTCGTGCTGCATGAAGCAACTCGACATTCATCATGTATACCTTGAATGATAACATCATATTCTTTTTTACAATACTTGAGATTGTCAACTATTGTTTCTAATAATTTTCTAGTATATTCTTTACATCCTTTTGCTGAATTAGTCTTTGTGTCATACCCTGCATTAATCATTGGTTGATTAACTACAATAATACAAGCAGAAGCATTTTTATAAAAATTATGATCACGCTTGATGCTTTTTGTTAATGTTTTAATGCTTGCTGCTCCATCTGTTCCATGTAATTTTATTCTTATTTCATCAGTAGAGTCTATCATCGATTGAGACAAATCAAAACATTGTCGATTTAACTCTTTTGTTGCAGGATTTACTAATATCCATACTGGAAATATTTTTCTTTCTGATGAAATAGAAGTCATTACTGGAATAAGAACATCTATCATTACAGTTGTTTTACCAGAATTTGGTTTTGCTTTTAATACCCACCACGGCGCATTATTTGCAAGGTCATCTGGATTGATTAGTTTACTGGAATTTCCCAATATAGAATCGAACATCAATTCAGCAAATTTTCTCATTAACTTAGAAATTCTTGTACGATTTTCCCACCCCTGTTTTAAAAGGCGGTTACTATAAAGCGTGTCAAATTTTTCTAACAATTTATCTTTTTCAGATTTCATAATATTATCTTTGTATAAGAGATTTTAAATATTTTACACTCTATCAACTTATATTGTAACAAATCCTGACAACAATGTCAAGTTTTAATTTGGTAAAGTGAATATGCCCACGTAATTTCGTCACCGGCCATAATATCTTGATTTGCAACAATCCACCATGAACCATCTTCCATCAGAAGTTTTGTACAATTAGGATCATCAGAATGATTGCCAAAACCACCAAGAGGAGTTCTAAAATAACCATCTTCTTCTTTTTCATTCGGAACATGAATTCTTCCTATTAAAGTGTTTACAGGAATATCTTCAGTCGCAAATAAACCTAGACCTTCAATTGAAGATTCTTTGATGGTTACTACCTTTGGTAGAGGTTTATACATTATAGTGTCAGACCAGTTACATTTGCAAGATAATTCTTTTCTGCTTGATCTTTAGGATCATCTTGTGCAATAACATGGTCTATTGAAATAGATAATTTTGTACTCTTTCCAGACATAAGCCACGGAATAAGTGCAAAACCCATTTGTCCTGTTTGTTGTGAAGGAATTGCTTGTAGTGTCATCGGGTTATCCAATTCGAGCAAGTCTCTATGTTCTGTAACCCTCGCCATCACTTCTTCACCAGTAATCAATTTTAAAATTTTAACATCATTTGCCATAATCTAAATTCTCCTTATCTATTAATTTCTTTGTTAAATGTTGGATGTGGAGTTCCACATATATTGAGCCATTCTTGATCACTCATAGTCCATGTTTCAACACCATAATCATATATCATCCACATTTGATGATCTTCTTTATTACAATACTCACAGTACATTTGTTCAATTACTGTTGAAGGATCTAATTGTTTGGAATGAATACAACCTATTTGTCTCCATCCTTTTATGGGCTTTAGAGTCTTGAAAATTTCTCCTTCAAGACCACCCATTCTATGTGTCAAGTCTAAACATTGTTCACCTTCTGGACATGGAAATTTGCCAGTTTCTAGATAATCACTACTGTCTTGAATATGTTTCAACATAGTACATCCACTAAGTAATAAACAAAAAATTAAAATATATCTCATTAATCTCTAATTTCTCTCGATCCTCTACATTTTGCATCGCATTCTGAATGATTATATAATACATCCAGATAGTCTTTAATGGAATGATCTAAACCATCTGTTTGTAAAATACCTCTTTCTTCATGAGTTTCACTCCAAGATAGTGTTTCAATATCAATTACCACCCCCGAATGAACATAAGGTAAAGTAGGAAGAAAAGGGACAGGATCATTACTATCAACCACCCGCCAATGATTGGGTTCGTTAAAATAAAATGTAGTACTGACTTTTGGGCTTCCGAAAGTATAAATTTGAACATTGTGACTCCCTGTTGAATGTAACCATAATCCTATGATTTGTGCTATTGCACCACCTAAAGAATGTCCTGTTAAAAATACTGTGTGATCTAATTCATAATTTCTTTTAATATCACTATAGATAGATTCGGCTGCATCTCTAAAACCTCTATGCAGTTTTGTGTCTAATCTGTTATCAATAAATGGTCTTGCATCAAGATCAGATAATATATTTTTCCAATTTGCTGTTCCTCTAAAGATGAGAATAGTGATTCCATCTTCTTGTAATACATAATAAGAAAATTGATCTTTTTTAACGCGAGATTGCTCTGCAATCATCTTATTCAAACCATAAAATTCTGGTTCATCTGGTGATACTTTACCATCTGCAAATATTCCCTTATCTGTATAAATGAGTTTGGAATATTCACCCATTTCAATAAGAGAATCTAATGTTACTGGTAATGTATCCCTATCTCCGCTCTCTCCATCTTTCCATAAAAACAAATTCGTTATTGAGCATCCACTAAGAACTAGAATTATCACCATTGCGATGATGAACTTCCAATTCGTCTTTTTTCTTCCAAGCAGTTGCACCTAGTATGGCTCCGAATGATAAGTGAAACATTGCTCCAGCCTGTAACGTTAGTGGCATCCACCTGCTTGTGTTCATTTTAATTTCATCACTTTCCATTGCCATACCTATATTCCACATCAAAGGAGCAATAAAAAAATCAACCAGACAAATGAACAGATAGACCAATGCAGCCCAATCTCTCCAATGTCTGTTGATAACTTTATTTATCGACATTACTTCATATTTCCTT